AAGAAAATAAACGTAGGACAAACAATGTACAGAATACACACCAAGAGTGACAGTTTCTATTTGAAGGTTACTGGTAAGTTGGACAGCAATAATGAGATTGTACCTCCAAGTAGTGTTATGACGAGCAAGTTAAACAAGCTATGGCTTGAGACTGAATCTGACATAATACCCACTATAGACATCGTTAAAAACACTATAATGGCAGTGGACAAATACATGGTAACTCCAAAGGGTAGTACCTCTAATTTCGGGATAAAGATAAAGTAACTCGTTGCGTAGGCTTTGGCAGTTGAGCCTTTTTAATCAACTGTCGCCAAATAAACAGGAGAACAGAATGTACCTACTTAACATGAGCTTTTCAAAGGCTTTAACACACATAAAACAAGGACAAAGAGTAACCAGAGAGGGTTGGAATGGTAAAGGTATGTTTTTATTCTTAGTTCCGGGATCAACCTTTGAAGTAAATAGAGCACCACTACTTGGTATCTATCCTGAAGGGACTGAGATAACATACCAGTCACATATTGACATGAAAACGGCAGATGGAAGCATCGTACCTTGGTTGGCATCTCAAAGCGATTTACTAGCTATGGATTGGAAGAGTGCCTAATGGAATCATTCATACAGAAGTTGCAAGTAAAGTACCTAGAATATGTTGAATTTGAAGACCTAGAGATGATGACAGAGATCAGATGCATGATAGAGGCTTGTCTCTGTGAGGATATAGAGCCTCATTGGTATACAACAGTATTTACAGATGGAAAGGAAGTCTGGTACATAAATGGAGTTGAACAACCTCCTAAAGATGTAAATAAAATGAAACCAACTTATTCCATAAGTGACATAGATAGAGACCCTATAGAGATAAAAAAGAGCATGAAATACGTAATAACGACTCTACGACAAATGTGGGATGATCCTTATATCGACCCACATAGCCAACATAAATTACACGACATTGAAGGTAAGGTCAGAGCATACATTAGGATTCTCTTTGAAAGAAGTTAAAATCTGTCAGATGTGTAATGCACCTGTATTTAAACTGTATGAGTGGGTAGGGACACTCACTCGTACTAAACTATTAATCTGTAAGAAATGCAGAAAAAGGGAGACTGGAAGATGAATCTGATATTAAGCCCAAGAAGTACTACTATGAAACGAGTACTTGAGGATGTAGCTTATTTCACAACAGAGGATCACACTCTATTAGTTGTATTTAAAGACGGTAGAACACGTAACTACCCATTGATACACTTGTGGTACTATGAAAGCGAGGTAGTCTGATGATTACCAGTGTAACACTCATGTGGAAAGATGGCTATACTAAAGAGGTACCTTATAAGGGGAACTTAAAGGGTCTCCGTCATGAAAACAAGCGTCCTATAGGCTTTTCACTACATGAAGAAAGTAAAACTCAGAAGTATACTTGGTTGAATAAATCTGATACAAACGACCTTAATGCATGGTTAGCAGACTTAGAAGCCGCTTTAGAAGAACCACGTAAGGTATGGACATGGCCTGAAGCACCTGAGAATGATGTCTCGAAGATGATTGACAGGGATGGTATTAAGTTTGGACCTCTAACAGATAAGGATAGATAATGGACCCAATTAAACTTAAAGTCAGACAGATTCCTAGGAATACAGACTATTGTTACGAAACAGGTGATGATCATAAGTACAGAAGTTGCTCTTATTTTGTGTATATGGATGGTATTGAAGGTTATTGTGACCTCTGTGGATGTGATGTACTAGACCAAGTGAAAGAATGTATAATAGGGCTACCAGATGAATGTTTATTTAATGGGGTAGATAAAACAGTTGCAACGGGTATTGCATGTCCATGTGAAGGGTGTAGTCCTAGATGACAGATTGGGGCAGTCGTATAATGGTATTACAGTGGTCTCCAAAGCCATTGATTGGGGTTCGATTCCTTACTGCTTCGCAATAATGTGGATGGAATCTTAACGTAAGGGCTGTGATTATTGACACAGTATGAATACAGTATCAAAGCGATACTCTTCCACATCAATTACCACTTTATTACCTCAGAAACACTTCACCGGACCCAACATACCTCTGAACAATTAAACAGCCTTAGAACACCCTTTACAGCCCTAGAATGACCGTATATGAGGTACTAAAGTGGGTGGTGTAGTTCTCTGTGACAGTTGCTACATAGTACAGCACATTTTTCTATTTCGGCTATTAATTGTGGTATTGGTACAGTACAACCTTGAGATATTAAAAACTCCTTCTCACCAACAACATGATGGAAGTCCATTGCATGGGGGTTCTTACTATAGCCACATATCTGACAACCAGTATCTAGCTTATATTTAATAGTAAACTTTATGTGATCAATTCGTCTCAATAGTAGTAAGTCTCGTCTGGCTTGTTTACATTTTTCAGTGTCACGAGTCGTTCTAGTGGTATTCTGGATTTGACAACTTTTACTACAAAAAATATTCTGAGAATGCTTTTTATTAAACTGAGAACCACAATACTTACATTCAGCATTACCTAGCTCGTTCTGTCGTGCTAGACGTTTACGTTTCTTCTTATTTAAATCACTACATCGTCTACTACAAAACACCTTAGTAGAGGGTCCCTTAGTTACTATATCATTACACTCTTTTCTTGCACATATTTGCTTCATTTGTTATTCCTTATATTATTTAAGCTAAATATAATATACGACAGTACCCCCTTACTATGCAAGGAAAATATGAAAAAAATAGCTCAAGAGTCTGGATGAGGGGTATATCAACACCGTGTACCCCTTCGAAAGCGGGGCATGGGGCACCCTTTTAGTTGAAAAGTATGATACTTACGGGTGCCATAGTGTACTACTTTAGCACTACTCATCTACATCCAGCCATACGTGTGGTGTGAAAGGGGATTCCATGTGTGCTTAGATCACGTTGAGAACGACGCACCCGAAGGCTACTCTGATTGTACTCTGATAGTACTACTGTAGTGTTACGGAGTGCTTGATCTAACCCCCCAAGTTACCCCCCTACACCACACAGTAGACACACGCCCGTAGTACACACATGCCCAGCATCTCAGTGGCACACTATGGTGTTCTCCATATCCTCTAATTTGGCAACTATGCCTTAACTATACTATACTAACGAGGTTCTTAACATGTCTAATAACGTTTATACAGTCACACTATACGTAGATCATTGCTACCACTTACTTGGTACCTTCACTACTCTTGAACGAGCTGAACAGGTTTGTGAAGAAACCCATGCTCTTATCAAGTGCCATGACTACTCAAGTATCCAGATAGATATTCTACCATTAGATGAAACTGTCTATTATACTGATGACATGTTCCCAACCTCATAACGGAGACTATAATCATGTCAAAACCTAAACTAACCCTTGAACAGATCAATGCCCTTAAAGCCAAGCTACTTCAACGCTTCATCGCCGACAAGAAGAACAAACAAGTCGGCTTCGGTTATGCTGACGATAAAAGCATCAATCAGGCTTACCTACGATCTGTAGATGATGCTGATGTAGACGAGTTTGAACCTATTGCTGGTCAACACTTCACTTGGTTAAACAAACCCTTCTTCATTGCTGTTAGACGCAGTGGTACTACCTATACTAAACGCTATCCCAATGGTCACACCGAACAAATGGAACGCAACTCGCATAACATCTCATTTGTTCTGGCAACAGACACTGAAGCAGACGATTGTTTCGCTGATGCCTCTATGACTGTATAACACCCAGTTAGGTGATGAACAGGTCTTTGTGGACGCAAGATACACACTGATTGGATTCAGCCGCTCACTATGGGCTAACACCCATACAACCCAACGCTATTCATGCGATAGCATAAGCTCGGGTCCCTCACGGGACCTGAACTTTAACTGAACTTTAAAATAACTGCGAAAGGGGACACATATGTTCGCTAAGATCATTATAAATATACTTATGTTCACACCAATTGTCGGACTTATAGTAGCAGCTCAACAAAGTATACGATACATTAATCAAACAGCTGGTTCAAGGTATAATTTCTTTTATGATGCCCATGAAGATGTACAATTAGTAACTGCTATTATACAAGGATTATCTATTTGTTGGTTAATAACACTTTTATTTACTCCCTAAGTATGGAGAGAAACTACTCACAAACACATGAATAACAACGGACAGTAGCCCTCTTCGGAGGGCTTAGTCTGTAACAACACTAAATAACTGCATAATAACTGCAAAGGAGGCAGACTAATGAAACCAACAACAAATATAACTCTTGCTGGATCAAACCGAGAATTACCATTGTTTAAAAAACATACACACTATAAACATATAAAAACTAACATGGTTGTCTGTTGTACAATCACTCATAATAATGCCTTAGAAGACAGTGTAATTATACATGATCCTCTATCATCTCTTGGTTATCTTGATGTACAATCTTTTTATTGTTGTGATGATTGGTTTGAATATCATGGTACAATAACTATTAACGTATAACTATAAAGGAGGTATAACATGCCAACGATAACATTTGTAACACAAGTGATACTGACTGCTATTCTTACTAATATAATATCTTTTATAGGTATTAAACATGAAACCAATAATAACCATATTACTACTAGTAGTGAGATTATTCTTGAGGCTATACTTCTATTGTCATGTATGGTAATTATAGTTTGTCTTTATACTTACATTTGGATCATACCAACACACTTAACTGACTAACAAGGAGGTCTTATGACCATTCAAGATGCAATCAGATTAATAGACAAGACTAAATCAGTCTTAACAATACAAGACAACGAGATACGTATCATACTACATAACGGTACAAGTAGAACATTCACTGACTTTGATACTGCTATAAACTTCATAACCATTTCCCATAGACCTCAATTAGCAGTGGATACTAAACTACTCGTTTGGGATGATGGTGAAGGTTATGATAAAACAAAGCGTTACTTCAGTCATTGGGATCATGACGGTAAACCCGTGGTATTCAAATATGGTGGAACATCATGGAATACTCCATTAGATTATACCTGTGCCTATGACAACTGGGAATACGTAGACTAATTAAACACCTAACAAGGAGGCATAACATGCCAAGAATAACTAAATGGTTAGACCCCAAAGCAACCATACTCAATGGACCAGATGCACAAACGCATAGAGAGATGGGCAAACGTCCACCTAAAAGACATTCAACCCCTCTAACTGTAACCCAATGGTTTAGGTCTGAGAAACGTAGACTTAAACTCAAAGGAATAGAGACTACGGTACAACCAGAAGGGAAGTATCTAGCCTTATTCACCATATAACTGATCAGTAAAGCTATCCTTCTTATAGTGGGATGGAGTTTTCAATAATGCTCCATAATTCAACACTACTCATGTGATAGTTGCTATTAATAATAAGAGTAACGCCACGAACAATACCTTTTACCAATTAATAGCTTAAAGTGCAGATGCTCCCTTCGGGGAGCTCTGCTTTAACTTCATAATTAAATAACTCATCAGATTCACAGATAAAATATTTCCACATTAAACACTTAAAATAAAGGTCATAACATGACAAACTTAAAACTAAGACAAAAAACACTTATCAATAGTATGATAGTATTAGTACAAGGGTATTATCGCTATGTTAACCATGCTGAAAAGATAGCCACCATTGGGTATGTCAATAGACATATGCTTATAGCGAATAAGAGTAATATCAGATTCAATGCATCTTCTATTCCTACAATGGAATCAAACTATCGTGAGAACTTCTCTAACCCGAACCCACCAAAACCAGTTACAAGCTCACCACAATATGTCTACAAAGAAATGCAAAGACTAATGGGACTTAAGGTAGGCGATAGAGTTAAAGTACTACGTAAGGCTCGTTATAATGAGAATGGTTGGAGTGTAGGTTGGGATCCTACTCAAATGGATAAAACTATTGGAAGGATATTTACAATCAAAGAAGAGTTAAGTGGTTGCGGTGGTTACAAACTAGATAACCTTTGGAACTACCCCTGTTTTGTACTTGAGAAACAAACTGAAACACCAGATCAATATTATGACAGAAAGCTTAAAGAACTAAATGTAAGTATTGGTGACTACGTTAAAGTAACTCAAAAAGCAGATGGTTATACTAAAGGATGGAGCTACCCTTGGATTGGTAATATGGATAGATATATTGACACTGTATGTCAAATACTTGAACTCACTGGCTGGAAAGGTAGATGTGGTATCCGAATAGGAAATAAAAATACCAAAAAAGACGCATGGTTTCCACCATTCGTACTTGAAAAGGTAGCTGCACCAATGTCACCTGAAAAGGTAGCTGAATTAGTAGTAGCTAAAATGTCTTATGTTGAATTGATAGATATTGCACATAAATCTGATTTAATCAAAACTCTACCAATAACAACATTAAAGGAATGTGCTGTTAAACATACACTAAACGACTATGAAACTAATAAAACTCAATTACTATATGATAGAGAAGAAGTTTCATAACAATAACAACTAAGCTGGGGGTACTCTTCTTGAAACTCCTTAAATACCGTATCTCTCAAATAACCTCATAGATACTCTCAGCTTTAACACTTAATAAGAAAGAAAACAATATGAACTTTGGTAATGATAATAAAAACCCACAACATACCAGTATGTTTATACAGGGAGACCGCTATTGTATTTATGATCTGGTTGATGTGTAATATATTGGAGGTACATCTAGTATTATGAATGATGACCACAAAGAACCCACATGGCATGAACGTATCAGTGATTCTATTAATGGATGGTTTTCTTTAAAGTTATATCCGTTCTCACGTTGGATTAACAAGATAAACTGGAACTTTGATCACCGTAAAAAGAGACATCGTTGTACACACTGTAAGACTATACTACTTGATGAAAATGGTTGGTACATTACCCACCGTTTCATAACACTATGTAGAGACTGTATAGCTAATCCTTGGATAGCTAAGGATAGTGATAGTCTATAATTTAAAGGGGGTCTTTTTGTTTTACTTCGTAGGTACATGACATCTAAATATATCGAAAGGTATAGACATTTGCATACTACCACTAACTAAACATCACACCCCCTTTAACCATTTCAAAAGGAAGAGAGAAAGGAATGACGGCAAATAAAAGTAACTCGGCTACTATAGGACATATCCATAACTTCATGTCATTAATGCATAGTGCATTCGACTACGAGAAAAAGGTCAGCACAGCTACGACTGAAGAAGAGATACCTAAACTACCGCAACAACTAAAGTACTTTCACAAAATAATGGAGAGCAAAGTTAACTTGTCTATTATGAGAGTATACGAGTTTGGTAAACTAATACGGACACAAGAAATTAATGTCCTAATCGCCAACCAAACCACATGGAATCGAATTAAGAACGGGTTTAGTATCGTTTTTAAAAGGGAAGTAAGCATATAAGTAAAGAATACAAGTAAGGTTAATCTTATTTTTTAATTAATAAAAGGAGTACTATAAATGTACTATTTCCAAGACGCTAACTCAGGTAAAGTCTACGCACAGACTACGAAAACAATCCTAATGCATGACCAGAAAACTGGTAACAATAACAGGGTCAATATAAATAACCTGAGAGAAGTTAATCAAGCAACACACGCACGGTATGTGGATCAATTACAGATCAATGGCTGGAATGTCGTAATCGACAAAGCCTATGGTAAGATTCACATTGGTAGCCACACATTCAGTATTTCTACATTTGAAGCCATCAAAACATTGATGCAACTAAATGTACCAACGACTGGTATTGTAGGACGTAAAGTGATCCTTGATGATGAAATCACGACTTCACCAGCAATGTTCAATAAGGTTCTTACTGCGTATAACAACGCATATTAATGAACTACATCCCTGATAAAAAAGTACTACTATCTGACATAGTAACGTCTGTAAAGCCGTTAAGAGAAGGTAGTAATCCAAAAATGTTCTTAAAGGTTCTATCCGAGTGTAAAAACGCAAACTCTAATAGACCTTCTAACAAACCATTAAAAAGGAATTAATTATGGTTTTCGTAACAAGTTACACAAATGGCGGTCGAACCGTCGAATCAAATCTCACCACTGTTTCTGCTATATTGGCTGACCTTAACCTAACCGCAAGAGGTGTATCCTATAGGGTATATGCATCTAACGGTGAGGAACGTAAGGGTCTCAGATCAACCACAGGGTTGAATGAAAACGATGAGGTGGATATCCAAAGAAGTTCTACGAAGAACGGATAGATAAATCAATAATAAGGAGCCTAGTTAACGCTAGGTTCCTTTACAACTAACAAAGGGGTATATATGTTCGTAAATGAATATAAACCAACAGCAAAAATAAGAAAACAGAATCTGATAGAGCTATTATTCTACTTTGGATTTTATATTCAAGAAGGATTTAATGTAGTCTATTCCGTAAAAGCATGGCAAAAGAAACAAGCATTAGTAGTATCCAAAACTAGAATGAACCCAGCTTCTTTACTAAAATATGCTGCATTAAAGAAAGCAAAGAAACCAGAGAATATTGACTTCCAACTAACCCGACTAATGAACATTGAACATCATATACAAATGGAGGCTACAAGTCCACGTATATTCTGTAAGTTCGCTCCTTATAAAATAGGTAGATACCAAGCTATCATGGCAGGTGGATACATCGGTATAGGTAGACAACAACTAAATCTGTTTTATGGTAGACAATTAGTAGACAAAAGGTTATATCTGAAAGACTATGATCATCCTCATTCAAGTAGTGGTAATGATCTATGTATGGGTAATAACTATGGTAACTTTCAGTTAAATCTAAAACAATACCAATTATTATCAGCCATAAGATACATGTTTGGATGGATAACAACATACAACCCTAAAGACCCATACAGAAGTCTTTCTGAAAGTAACATTGGTGATGACAATTACAGAATAAGCTCTACAAAATGGGCTGGTAAAGAAATAACCACACCAACAGACATGTCATCATCAGATGGTCTAACTGGAATACCCCCATTCATAATGGATACCTTCAAAGTACTAACTGTGAACATGTTAAGTAAACTAAAAGATGACAAAACACAAAAAGTAACCATAGAAAATGCTACCTATAAGGTACCAAACAAACGTCAATTAGTATGGAACTCAACGTTTAGCTTTAATAATCAAACAATAAAAACTGCAATGGTTGATGGAGTATTCTCAGAAGAAGTATTCTTTTCAAGTAGTAGTATCAAAGAACAAATAGTTAGCACAATAGAAGCAAAAGTAAGACATAGCTACACACAGTTTCGTCCACACCATACCTTTAAAGGATATATGACCCATATTTATTATGGTGAATATGACTATGATTACTGGCATTTTAATCTTGTAACTCAGAATGTACTAAAAAGATTAAAAGAACTAGACGATGACACCATAAAGATAATAGGTATCATCAACCAAGAAATAACAGATATCGTGTTGTACAAGCATGTAACAACATGGAACCTAATAGTAGCAATATTAATAAAACTATACTCACTTGAGATGATAAACTTACAAACCTCACTTACGTATAAAACTAATAAAAAAGTAACGCAAAAACAAGTAAAGGACTTTTATGAAAAGTGGAACGAATTCTTTCAACAAATACTCAAAATCGACATCGGATTCCGTGATAAAGGGGGGATGCATGCCGAAATTGATTATTACGAAAATTATGAACGACAAGATTCAGTACCTGTTTACGAAAGCAGGGAATTTGGAGTGGTCTGGAATCGCTTTCTTCCAGAAGAATACAGCAGTGAAGCAAGATTCCCAACAGTTAAAACAACTACCTGCAAAGAATCCACAGAAGAATATAGAGCCGATTTCAAAAAAGGTAGAGAATGGATCAAAGGACTCAGAGAAGAAAAAGGATTCACTTGGGACTTCGTCAAAGAAGAACTCGACAGACTCTTTCAATGGCACGTCAAAAACAAAACAAGACTCTACAAGTACGGGACCATCTTCACCCAATGGAGAAGTGATCATCCAGAACCTAAACCAAAACCTAAGCGGTCAGTCAAAAGAAAATACAAAGTCGTCCTCGAACCCCAAACCATCAGAGGACTCACAACAGAAAGGACAACCCCAGCAAACACAATCTTCGGGACCCCACTCCAAAACATCAGCATTGACGACCTCCAAGGAGACCAAGCAGTCGCCGAAGGACAACCAGAAGGGGTTCCGCAACAAGTTCAAGGAAATCCAGAAGAAACGCAAGAAAACGTTGCTCCCAGTAGTGGTAGCGAAAGCCTCAGGGACCTCTGGCAAAACTACGTACAAACAATCGCACCAGACACAGAATCTTAGAGAAAATCCTAACGATACATTTGTATTAGTAGACTTCATACCATTAGATTGGGGGAGTTCAGGTGCATCAGAGTTTGATGGTGACACAGCTATTACAGCCCTACGTAAGATCAGAAAAGAGAGACCTCATCTCAAGGATTGTACGCAAGGCTTAATACATTCACATCATACAATGGGTGCATTCTTCTCTAATACAGATGAAACTGAGTTACTCGATAGAGCACATACTGATGGACTAACAATGTCATTAGTAGTCGCTTCTTCGGCTACTCCATTTGCATTCGCAATATCATACAAAGATCAATTTGGTATCAAGCACTTAATAGAAACTAAAAAGATAACAGTGCAATACCCCATTGAGAAGATACTCACAGGTTGGCAGAAAGAATGGAAAGAATGTAAGAAAACCAAGAAGACTTGGAAATCTTACACTCCAAACTATCAGAACAACTACAAAAATAAAGGCAAATGGATTCCACCTCACAGAGATAAAGATGGAGTATGGGTGAATGGAGGATACGAAAATGACCAAAAGAAAAAAGACAAACAAGTCGTATTTGGCTTTCACCCAGACAACGACAGATTCACAAATGACCTCAGAAACGACGATCCAGATGATTGGGACATGTATAATGGAAAATTCGCATCGGATGGCAGCTTCAATAGCGATTCTATTGTTAGTTGGGATGAGGGATTTCAAAGTAATTATATTATCCCTTTTTATGACGATTATATTGCAGATGTTTTTACCGACAAAGAGTTCTTCATAATGAAGAAACATGTAGGTTTTAATACTACACTGGAAGAATATAATGCATTAATCGTGAAACTGGATAAGGGGTTACTCAAATGAGCAACAGGTTCTTAAGAAACAAAGACCTCATTACTCAAGATAAACTAGATGAAATAACTATAATCGGAGCAGGTGGTATAGGTTCAGCCCTATGCCACCAAAGCTCTATCATGGGATTCCCTAAGTTTATCATATGGGATGATGACAAAATAGAAGAGCACAACAGATCAAGTACAATGTATAAGGCTTCATCTGTTGGTACAACAAAAGTAGACGAAGCAGAAACAGTTATCAAAATGTATTCTCCTGATGCGGAAGTAGTCAAGGAGAACAGGAAATGGCAACCAGAACACCCATTAGGGAATAAAGTTTTCATTTGCACTGATAACATGGAAATACGTAAATTTATCTATGAATCATGGATCGGAAAGCCTGAACTTGAAAGGGCTAACGGGTTCCTGATTGATATGCGAATGAGTGCTCTCACAATGGAAATACTTGCAGTAACGAATGATCATGATAACTTTATGGCACACTGGCAACCATCTGACCAAATAGATGATGACCCTTGTACTATGAAGTATACTATATTCAATACTGGGATAGTAGCTGGAATGGGACTCACATTAGCATACCAGATAATAGAGGGGTTAATTTACTATGGATACACATGGATAAATCTGGCTCCTTTCGATACTAATTACTTAGAAAGGATCAATATTGTTAGTAAGGAAAATCGAAAATAACTGGGAACAGGGCTTCCCCGGTGGTATGACAGTTTATATCATTGGACAGCCCAAGACCAGAAAGACAAGTCAAGCAAGCAAGTGGAGCAACAAAGGGACTGAAGGAGTCATCTTATTGGACACAGAGGGTGGAGCAGAATTTGCAGAAGGGGCTAACGTCGTTTCTGTTACTTCTTTGAACCCTCCAATGAGACCTTTGATGTTAGGAGGCAAACAAAAGATAAATGATGATATGTCGAAAGCTTTTGAGGTTATACCACCACTGGAACGAGGGTATTACCACCCTACAGGACCAGATAAGGGTAAACCAATGGAGACCTATTCTCTGATAGAAGCCTATAAATGGTTGAATAAAGAATGGGATTCACTACCATACGATACAATTGTTATTGATACAATTGATATTGTTAATGGATGGATAGAAGACATAGTACTGAAAGAGCTAGAAATAGACACAATGGGACAAGGAGGCTGGGGAGCCGACTGGGGTTTAGCAAGAAGGAAAAACCTTGACACTATTGGACGATTCCAAAAGTTAGTCAAGAAGAAGAGTGCTACTCTCGTCATTATATCCCACAGCAAAACATCGAGTGTCGTTGATGCTAAGGTGCAATTAACACCTGACCTTCCACGAGGACTTGGATATGCATTGGCAGGAAAAGCTGAGTTAATCGGTTTAGCTTTCTTTGAGAAAGCAGGGATTGACCCAATGATGTCATTCAAAGCATATGATGAAAGAGTTGTTGGTAGTAGACTAAGGCCATTGGCACAAAAGACACTACCTTTCGATTATGAAGCGATACAGAAAGAACTGTTAAATTACAAGGAACAACAATGAGTGAAATCTTTAGACCGACAAAGGCTGGGGGTGGAAACTACCTTGGCATTCAAAAGATAGGGATTGTAGACATAAAAGACAGAAACGAAGAGATGGACTGGGCAGATATCTTCTTAGAGATAACTGTAAACAGTGAACACAGTAAATACAATGATAAGATAGTTATATCAGGAGAACTTAATAAAGATGCAGATGGAAACCTTGCACCTAGTCCTGTATTAGCCAGATTATATGGGTTTATAGACGGTGCTGGATTAGCATTTGGATTGGATGTAAAAGGTAACTGGGTAGACAGTAATGGAGAAGCCATACCTAACATTCAAAACTATCTTTACACTGCATTATGCAATGTAGATGATGATGGTAAACCAGAAAAACACCCATACGTTGCTTATTTCTATAAGAAATGGAGCAAGGGACGTAAAAGAGCATTTACTGAGGTGCACACACATATCTTTGCAGATACAGCTGAGGGTCATGCTAAGTTAGCAGACAGAATTAAGTACCTAAAGTCACAGGGATATCTGATAGAACATGTACCAACCGTCAAAGACGCACCAAGTCAAACACAAAGTGATCCTGATTCATTTTGATGTACCTAGAAGTTGCAGAAGGGACTCCTTTTAACCGAGGGGTCCCTCTCACTAAACCAGAAATGATCGAAAAGTTGAATCCATTAGTACCTTTATATAGAAGTACCTATCTATATGATGAAGAAGGTAGGGATTGGATGCTAAAGAATAAGTCTGTTAAAGGTTACTTTGGCATGAGATACATAGATCATATAATACTAGATATAGACAAAGAGAAGAATACTGATATACTCACATTGAATAAAGCTCGTGCCATAGTTATGGAACTACTGGATAGTGACGTAGACAAGAATGATATTGGAGTATATTTTAGTGGTACTGGTTATCACATACAATTAAGTAACAAGCTCTTTGGCTTCAAAGGATCAAAGGATTTACCATTTCAAGTAAAGAATAGTATTAAGAAGGCATTCCCAAGTGCTGATATTAGTATACTTATGCGAAGTGGTATCTACAGGGTACAATACACAATCAACCAGAAAACAGGACTTCATAAGATACCTTTAGAGATGTCTACATTTCTTTATGGGCAAGTTAAAGATATATTTGAATCTGCTAAAACAATAACAGAGAAGAATAATTGGGCTTTTGCTTTAGATGGCAATGGAGAACTTAAACATCTGGTAGACTTTGAAGTACCACAAATAAGAGAGATATCTAAGAAAGTTGTAGAACCATATAAAATAGTACCATGCATACAAGCTATGTTAAATCGTGGACCCAAAGAAGGGACAAGGCACAATGTATTACTACGTGTTGCGAGTCATTTCAGGAGACATGGTATCCCATCAGATTATTGTAAAGTTGCTCTATTACACTGGAATAACAACAACTTAGAAGAAGAAGAAATACTAAAACAAGTAGAAAGTGTGTACAATGGTGGCTATCAATACAGTTGTATAGATAAGCTTATGACTGCACATTGTCAGACAAGTTGCATGTATTTTAAAAGGAAAGATTATACTATAGACGTAATGAACTCAGATGAACTACAGAAAGCATTAGTCGCCAGATTTACAGGTAACTTTGATGGTAGAACTATAGACCTGAGTAAGCTGTATGGTCTGACTGGTAAAGATGTAGTAATATATCCGGGTGAGTTAGTAACTATATTTGGACCTACTGGTGCAAGTAAAACAACCGTAGCTCAGAACATAGCTCTAGGCTATAATGCAAGTACTGATACTATAGACCAAAATGCGACTATGTCTACGCTGTACCTATCCTTAGAGCTCTCAGGATGGTACATGCACAGGAGGAACCTACAGATAGTAAGTGGTACCTCTAAGGAACAGATACAGAATAACTACGAAGCAGTATTCGAAGAATACAAAGATAGAGTAAGTCATATTAATATACAGACTGTTGCTCCTTTAATACCACAAATACAAGACAAGATAAGAGAGTTGAATCCAAGTCTAGTTATAGTAGATTATATAGACCTTGTAGAGACTCCCAAAACAGCAAGAGGTGAATACGAACAGATAAAGTATATAAGTCATGAGCTATCAAAGATAGCAGTAGCAATGGACATTATCATTATACAATTAACACAGATATCCAGAAACTACAGTAGAGAGCAAGTAATAGACTTATATGCAGGTAAAGGTAGTGGTGCTATAGAAAACGCATCACGTAAGGTACTCGGACTTAATGGACGAGCCGATAGTATTCACAAGACAATGGAACTACTTAAAAACACCGATGGTGATTTATTTGAGACAAAGCTCCGATGGACTCCATCATTTAGAATGATAAAGGAGTAAGATGACAACAAAAGAACAAATAAACGAAATCATTGATTTAGAAAATGATCTATTGTTAGAACCAGATGATCCAGAGATTCAATCAGATTTAGATGTAGCTCGAAAGAGACTCGCTATAAAGGTTGATAACGTGGACAACTTTGTGATGACAATAAACGAAGAAATAGCCGTAATGACAGCACAGTTAGACGTGCACAAAAAAGAAGTTGAACGTATGAGAAACAGATTAAAATCTATAAACAAGACGAAATCATATTTTGATGAAGTCCTGTTACCAATGGCTATAAATACTATCGGAACAGATGGTATTCTACAAACGAAGACGGCACGATATAAGATTTATGAAACATTTGGTAAAACCCATGTAGACCCTGACGTATTAGAGGATATCTACTGGCGAACAAAGACAACCAAAGAACCAAATGTTAGCATGTTAAGAAAGATATGTATAAAGAATTACGCAGAAAAGAAGGACTTCCCTAAAGGAGTCAAGATGTATCGTTTACAAAAAGTGCGTAGATCATGATATTTAAATTTGAGAAACTAGACAATGGCGTAGTAATTACATTGTTTCAGTTATTTCAATTCAGTATAGCATGGCCTATAGAAGCAGACCCTCAATGTGCCTTATCAATAGGCTTTGTAGGTCTCAGATTAGAAGTACGTATAGATGGAAACGATTACAAATAATTAACCACAAGGGTTGGGTGTACTTTTTATGACATACACAGCTACGCTGTCCTTCATAATCTCCACTCAACCCTTAACTTACAAGGAGTACATTATGTTAAGTGTAACAGTAAACGAGATCATAAAAGAACCCGAAGACCACATAAAAAAAGGCCAAATAGTAAGGTCAAAGCATAGTAAAGATAAAACTATCATTCTTATTACGGATGTTCCTAGGGGAACACATTTTGAAGGGGTCGTGGTTTCTAATGGTCAATGGGGAATAGGATATTATAGTAAAACATGGTTAAAGAGCTATTTTTACCCATACAATGGCACAATAGTATTCGACTCTAATATCTGATGAAACCCAAGAAGCGACGTATCAGATTTAGTCAAACTAATATACTACGATTAAAGTGGATGTACTGCTATATCTGTGGTGAAGAAGTAAAGGTCGCAGGAGAGACATACAATGTTCGTTGTGGTACATGTACAGCAATGCTGACATATGATGACCATGAAATACTAAAAGAAAAGAACCTTAAACTAATAAAACAATACAACTTAAATAGGGGTAAAGATGGAACAGAAACTAATTGAAGCTTATGAAAGCTTATTAACAAATCTTACTACAATACAAGATTTTGTAATAGAAGAAACACCAATAGTACTACAACAAGTACTTGCTTGGGAATTCGCAGTAAACTTAATATGGTTTATCATTGGATTAGTATTACTTATTACTGTTATAGTAGTAATTGTGACACTAATGAAACAAGCAATCAAAGAAAATAACGATGAAGCTCCACTTATTATACTAATTTTAGGTATATTCGTTGGACTATTTCCATTAATTATAGTAATATCAGCAATTGATTGGTTAAAAATACTAATAGCACCAAAGATATTCTTAATAGAATACTTATCAAACTTAATAACAGGTTAGGAGACCTATGAGAACAATCGGAACGATATTAATGTTAATCAGCATGGTATTCTTTGGACTATTTGTTCAATTCGCACACGCATTTGTAAATTCACCAGTGACGTATGAACATGGATATGGTGCAGGTATGTTTTTCATACCAGTAGTAATTATATCTGTTGGACTTACTATATTTCTAAATGCCCCAAAAAACAAAACTAACTCTAGAGGTAATTGGTAATGACACGATACAAAGTGGGGGATAACGTAAGATTCAGTTATCTTAAGCAAGCCTCAAGAGTAGGAAAAATAGTACATAAATACGATAATATTAAACTTCAACACTGGCATATACAACAAGATAATACAGGTGACACATTCTGTTGTATAGAAGATGAAATGACTTTAACACCACAGTTTAAAGTTGGTGACAAAGTAAGGATAATAGCACGTAATCATAATCATAGGTTTGATATAGGGCTAGTAGTAGAAATAAAGAGAATTGGTGATGTAATAAAAAGAAGCTATTTCTGTGAAGGATTGTATAAAGATAACATTACCAATCATCCTAGGCTTATAACTTTCTATGTATACTATAATGACATCGAACACATAACAGAGGAAACTCAAATGACAAAATCAGACTTAAGAGATGGCATGATAATCAAGTATGCTAATGGAACAGTAAGAGAAGTCAAAGGTAACATACTTGTAGACGCTAAAGGGAAATATTGTATTAGTTTGGACAGGTTTAAAGAGAACCTTGACCCTCCTGCATTTCTAGGACCAGACTACATAATAGTTCAAGTACTAACACCTTGGAATAGACCTCAACCACCTCAAAAAACACAGAAAGAGTTAGTAGCTAAAATCAAAAGAATGACTAATATCAACGTAGTAACATGTGGTGATTGTGGAACAATATTGTTTCATGAAATGAAAAGAGATATAGGTGAATTAAAATGTCCTGATTGTGGCTTCAATGACGATATTTGTCACTTTCCTGACTTGTACTAATAAAATAGACAGAGTAGCTCAGTTTGGAGAGAGCGCCTGCCTTCAGGGGGGGAGGTCGCAGGTTCGATTCTTGCCTCTGTCTCAAGTGCTCATGCAAAGGCTAAATTGGATTGCCTGAAATAAGTAGTGAGGGTAAGCATGTAACCCTCACACGAGTTTAGAGTGGTGGCGGAAGATAGACGTGATGACCTCGGTGCTTTAAAAATAATCTTAAAGAGGTCGCCCAAAGTTTAAATGCACCTTGCAGGTATCGAATCCTGCCCACTCTATACACTAAAGGCTTGTAGTTCAATTGGAAGAGCATCACTCTGATAAGGTGAAAGTTGGTGGTTCAAGTCCATCCAAGCCTACATAATAATTAACTAACAAAAGGAGGGATAATGGGTTACATGAAAATAAATAACCTTTATAAAGATCAGACAATACTCTTATTCAAAGAGTGTTATGCAATGGAAAAGATACATGGTACATCTGCACATATTAAATGGGATGGCAACCAAGTAAAG